GAGTGGTCATGCTGCCGTCGAGACCTTGAATAGGAACGATCTCTTCGAGGCCGGTGATGATGACAGTCTTGTCCAGCGACTTGAGGTTAGTACACAAAGTCTGGATGCCGTCGTTATAGTTCTTCCAGATGTCGAAGCCTTTATACATCATCTCACATTTAACTTGAAGCTGATCAATCGCGGCGGTGATTGAGTCGATGACGACGAGATCTTTCGTGGTGTCTTTCTTGATCTTGTTGAGTTCAAGAGTGAGTTTGTCGTAGCTGTCGATTGGGATTACAAGTCCTTCAGAACGAACGCGGAAAGGCATACCCTTTCGCTCGGCGTCGAGGATGACAGTGCGCGTGGGATCTACGTTGCGGAATGATGTAGACTTACCGGCGCCGCTCGGACCGACGAGAGCGATCAGGGTCTTGGGCCATTGAGGTTTTTGTGGTGGGATTGTTTCTGTTGTTGTCATTTTATTTAAGCTTGGTTACATTTACCAAGAAAGGGGTTCATACTTCACGATGTCGCACTCAGAGAGGAAGAGTTCGACCTGCGTGGAGTTGTCTGCAAAGCACAGACGTTTGAACGGACAAGAAGGGCAGGAGTTAGTGAGCTTGCCTGTGGGTGGCGGAAGCTTATCATGGGCCATAGCTTGGTTGATATGCTTGGAGAAAAGCTCGATTCTTTGTTTTAACTCGACACCGAACTCTTCAAGCTGCTCCGCGGAGAAACTCCAATCGGGGCCGGTGCGCCATGCTGGGGCTGGTAGAGAGATCTGGACGACGAGCGTGCGTATCACCATGCGGCGATACCATGCAGCGTTGGCGTAGTTGATATCGTCTTTGAATATCTCATACGCAAAACGCTGGAAGATATAGTAGTAGAAAGAGAACTGTGTGTCGCCTTCGTAGCCCGCGACCGCGTCTTTGAATGCGTACTTGCGTGTGGTCTTATAGTCTGTGATCTGAAGGATTCCCGCTGGGGTTATGCTGAGAAGGTCAACCGTTCCGACATAGGCAAACGCGGGATGCTCTACGATAGGAAAGTTGAAGTGAAACTCAGCCCCGCGATTGTCACCGAATTTCAAAGGCGTCGGGAGTTGTTGAAGAGGCGCGGCCGTCAGGGCTTTCTTGATCTGATCTTGATCTTTGTTCGGAAGATTCTTTTCCTTCGCCGCTTTGAACGCTTCGAGACAGGCGTCTTGCCACTTCTCTCCGCTCCGGTCAAAGGCAATGTTCTCTGCAAACTTGTGAATGATCTTGCCGACGGTCAAGGCGGTGATATCTTCTTTAGGCTTAAGGCCAAGGAAGACTGTGAGAAACCAGCGACGCGGACAAGCTGAGATCTTTAAGCCAGATGCGTTGATTGGGATTGTTGCAGGAATGCCTTCATGAGGAAGATCTTTATAGGTTAAGTTCATATTTTTTGAGGGAAAGAAAAGCTACTCGGCGCGCCGTCCACAGGAAAAACCTAAACCTGCTGCAAGAACAGCTTGCATAACGCACCGAGTAGCTAAAGATTATTTCTTATATTGAAAAGTAAAGCCACGGCATTTTTGGCCGCGATACATTTGATGACAGACGGCGGCTGGATTTACCTTGAGAGCTTTGGCCGCGGCTTTTGCAGAAGGATATTCTTCTCCGGTCTCAAGACAGATGACTGGCTTACATGCATTATTACCGGGGCGTTTTTTCTTTAGAACTTTCACTTCTTGAATTTGAAGTTCTGGGTTTGATTGATGATAGCTTGAACGTCTATGCCTTTGAGGAGAGGATCGTTTAGGAGGGAAGCGAGATCGGTGCCGGTTGGGCGCGTATGAGGAAAGTGTTTGAGCAGGAACTTCTCAAGCTCTTTGTCTGTCATCTCTTCGACTGGTTTTGGTAGACCGAGAAGAAGGTCGAGTTCGTTGAGATTTGAATTACTCATATCATAGAACAATACAGCAGAGTTTCTTGCGGGCGGGATTCTTGTCAATCAAAGAGGCCTCGGCTTCTTGAGGCGTGGGATATAGTGTGGTCGTGAACCATAGGCCTTTGAGCTTATGCTTATAGGCGTAGAAGTAATGCTCTTTTGGCGGCGGCATTTCGGAGTCCGTTGCGGTGGCGTATGTGATTCCTTCGTTGTTTGGTGTGGCACTCATATCATTGGTTGTTTCTATACTCTTCATATAAGTTATTAAATCTTTCCGATCTTTTTTTGATGTTAGCGGGGAGTCTATCAAAGTCGTAATCTCGCCGGGAGAAAGCTTCAAGTCCGATATTCCATGCGGCGTAAACATCCCTTGGTTGTGGATTCTTGACGCGCTGGGCAAGACAGAGCCTGAGTTCAAGCCAGCATAGATGCGCTTTAGCACAGCGCCGCGCTTCGGTTGGAATATGTCTCTGATCTTTTTCAGAGGGGAAGTGTTGCTTCCAGACGCTGCGTTTGATTTGATATCGTGAGAGTTCACCGTGTTTGCCTTTTGCTTTGTCGTTGTCATTGGACTCTATTTGACTGATGGCCCTAAGCTTCGCGTCGAAGTCTTGCTGCAGTGCGATGATTGTTGTATCTGTTGCGAGTAATGTTAGACCTAGCATAAAAGGTTTCATAGTGGAGGCCAGAAGTATGGTAGGTTGTCGGGGATATTTGGAAACTTTGGACCATAGAACTCAGGTTTCTTCCGTATGAGATTACTCTGATGTGTCTTGTGTAGATAAGAGCCAAGCCAATGAGGCTGGATGATGTAAGGATAAGTGAGAATCTCTTTCTCGAAATGAGGAAGTAGATTGTCAACATAGCCCCGGCGGCGGGCTTCTTGACAGATCTTGATGCTATAAAGACAAAGCCACGCTGGATAGTCTTTTATCATGCGCACGGCGGGATGACTGCGCCAGCCAGTTGACTTACCTTGTATGGTGTTGAGGATCTGATAGCTCTCGACCCTTTGTTTCATCAAGCGCTGGGTATCGAGGACGCGGGCAGACTGTTCGATGTCTGCGTAGGGTAGGAAGATTTGCATTTTGTGGTTGTGTTTTATTTATCACTCCAGACCTTTCAACATCTCCTCACTCATCTTCATCGCGATGAGTTCGTTCGGCGTGGTCTCGATAATGATTGTGTTGTCTTGCATTGCGAGCTGCCGGGCGAACTTCTCTGCGCTGCTTGTATAATTCTGCCAGCTTGCCTGCGATCCGATCTCGCCGCTGTTGACGAATGAGATGATCTCTTCGCGGAAGACTTCTTCGTTGAATGTGAAAGGATCTTCGTCGCTGCCGCCGAGGAGAGGTGTCATGGCATCGAGGATATTATCCACAGGCTCAACGAGTTCGATGATGAGGTTGACTTTGCGCACGGAGATCTGGACTTTTTCTTTGAGCTCATCGACGATAGGGATATCATCAGGGTCGATAGCGCCTTGAAGAACTCCGACACCTTTGTCGTTGATGAATGCTTTGCCTTGTGATAGGCGAGCGCGTATGGTTTGAGGTTGTTGTCTGAGGGTTAGGGAATTGATGGTGGCTTTCTTAGAAGGGATCTTAGAGAGCTTGACGACTAACTGAGCAAACTGCACAGCGTGCTTGATGTCATAGTAAGGCCAGCCTTGCTTGCGCTCGGTCTTGTTGAGAATGCTGTCGGCTTGCTTGAGCAGAGCGGCTGGGTCGTGTTGTTGTTTTGTTGGGTTGAATATGTTCATTTTGTTTTGTTGTTATGGTTCACGGCTTGGCCTCCTTGGCTTTGTTTCTATTTTGATTGATGAAGCTAATTGGATTTGCTGAAAGCGTCTGCTTACCGCAATGGATGCATTTCCATTTTCTTTTAACATTGAATGCAACGTCCCAGTGAGAATGTGAGCCATGGAAACTGTCGTTTAGCGGTTGCCAATAATGAGAACACGCAATTCCAAGAAACCGTTTGAGTATCTTTCCAATACAATTCATTGCGCTCACAGCTTGGCCTCCTTGGCTTGTTCGCTGTTCATAGTTCATTCTCCTTATCATACTCCGGCAATTCAATCTCCCCTAGCTCACGCTTGAGAAGTAGATTACGCAGCGCTCGGACATTCCCAAACGTGAATGTCTCGTCGCCGAAGTGTTCGCGCTCGCCAATAGGTGTCCAGTTTTCTTCTTCGATGATGGCCGAGGCGACACATCGAATTTCCTGCACACCTCGTTGTTGTAATGAGAGAGTCTTCAGACCGAGTTCGTTAATGCGGAAGTATAGATCCTCACGGAAGCTTCCCTCTTTAACCATCTTGAGGAGATCTCTATTCGTCGCGAACACGAAGCGGCATTGAATCGGAACGGGATCAACAGCTCCGACGGGCAAGACTGTCTTGTCTTGTAAGACTCTCAATAACTTTGCTTGATGCGACAGGGGCAACTCGCCTATCTCATCGAGGAAAGCAGTGCCCTTGCCGACTGCGCGGAGGAAACCCACATCCCCGCGAGACTTAGCACCAGTAAAAGCGCCGGGCATGTAGCCGAATAGTTCTGACTGGAAGAGAGTATCCGTGAGACCAGCCATGTTCATAGCCTTGAGAGGCTTTCGTTTGTGGGCAAGGATCCTTGCGATCAACTCCTTACCTGTGCCCGATGGGCCTTCGATCAGGACGTTGTATCTCTGCAAGCTTTCTTCTGCATATGTCATCGCAGAGTTGAGCATCTTCTTCGTGGCAGGATCTTGCGTGGCATAGGACGAAGCGACATTGTGAATACTGTTCTCCTTCAATGCGTCGCCTGTGATCTTGAGGACATCTTTGCGGATGTTATCAAGGAAGCTGTCGGCGGCTGTGGTGTTAAGGACGTTTGCGTGGATGTTCATTGTTGGATTGATTTCTTTTTAGACTTTCTCTTACTATACAAACTCGGCCCGGGATCTTTTAGCTTATAAGACATGATCGCTTTGCGCGCGGCGGCGAGTTCATCTCTATCAAGATACTCCTCGTCGACTGATCCTGTCTTATGTTTAGGCTTAAACTGTTCACCTTGTTGATGAAAGCGGCTCATTTTTTTAGCGTTAGTTTTCTTAGCTCACACTCTAGCTGGAAGATTCTATTGTGTTGCTTGTTGACGAGGTTAGTTAGCTCACTGATCTTGCGCTCATAGTATTCATACTTTGACGGCGTGCGCTGGATGTTTGAGATCAGGCCGCGCGAGACTCCAAAGTGCTGGGCGATTTTAGATTGTGATAGTTCTGGATGCTTTTGTATAAAGCTTTTGATCTCCTTCTTCTCTTCGATCGAGAGATAATAATTTTTTCTCTTTAGGTCTTGTATTTTTCTTTCGTACATGGTAGTATAGGGTTAATGAATAAAGAATCAAGTAGTGAAGAATCATGCCGCCTGTGCCTGAGGTTCGTCGTCCTCATCGTCATCATCCTCGTCCGTCTCGATCACGCCCGTGGACTCAGCGGCGGCGAGATCTTCTTCTGTTAGTTTGACGGCGGTCGCTCGATCACGAAGAGCTTTCTCTAGTTCGCCAGCGAGATCGACGTTTGAGGAGCCAATGGCGTCTACGGATTTGAGTTTCCTCGCCAACTTCGGCGCCATGTGATCGCTGAGGATTGTGCCTTCTGGGACATAGATGTCTTGCGTCGTGTCGGTTAGCGTAGTGATACGCACGCAGCGACCAAGAGCCTGTGCAAATTCCTCTGCCCAATAGGTCATCGTAGACATGACACTACGCGGCCGAGTGTGGTTATAGCGATGGTCGAGTGAGATACCTGTACCTCCTGAGGAGAGAGTATAGATACAGAACTCAGTCGCGCCGTTGAGAAAGTCTTGCACGTTCTCATGGCGTTCTTTCTGGTTCTGATTGTGTAGCTTCATCTCTCGAAGCTTCTCATTCCTCTGTGCGAATGCATCCTTTGTCATCTCTCGGAAGATACGTTCGGAGGTATACTTGATGCCCTTGTGGAATGCGCGGAATTCTTCCTTCGTGATCCCGATGTCATCAGCTTTAGGCTTACGGGCCTCGTCTGGATTGTCGAGAATCCACATGCCCATCTTGGCTGCGATCTCTGCCGCGCGTGTTTCTGGTAAGAGATCCTCGGGCTTGATCTCTCGATTGCCACCCCAGATTAGAGAGATCTTTTGTTTTGTTAGACCTTTACTCTTGAAGTATTCACTATCACAGAGCTTCATCACTAGTTCTTTGAGAGTCTCGGTGAAGCGAATAGCAATGACAGGCGCATAGCCGTTTTGATGGGCATGAATTGCGTCGGCGACCCATGTGTCTACAGTGGCAAGCTCGGCCGCTCGGGCCATGACCATGAAGGCAACCATGACTTGACCTTGTGGATCTATTGAGCGGCCTGTGCGTTCGAGAGCTTCAAGATAATTCTTCATCGCGTTCTTGAGCATCGCTTTGTTCGCGGGGTCAGTGATCTCGAAGAGCTTGACTTTGTTAAGAGCCTTGACCTTTTGAGGATCGCCGGGCGGCTTGACGAAGCGGTCGCCGATCGCAGCGCCCCAGCGTTCGAGAGCGGCCGCGTTAGCTTGACGAGGATCGGCGCCGAGTGTGAGAGTGCGTGCGAATTCTGGAAAGGTTTCTCTCGTTAAAGGTCGAGCGCCATATTGTAAACGCATCGCGATAGACATGAACATTGTGTCCCATACTGTCACGGCGGGCGTCGCGGAAGTAAAGACCCAAGTGATTTCTGGGAACTGAAGGAAGGCTTCGAGATATTTTGTACGCTTAGACTTCTCCTTCTTGATCTCCTGACACTCGTCGAGGATGATAAGCTTGGGCGCAGCAGACGCTGGTAGGTTAAAGCGTATGACGCTTGTAGCTTGGCCGAAGACTTCTACTGTTTCGGTCTTGAAGAAGTTCCTGTTTTTCGCAGAGAAGACTTCGTTGTAAGACCATACATCCACAGCAAGTCCGACAGATTCGAGACCTAGTTTCTTGAGGGTATCGCGGAAGTCAAGGACCACGGATTTTTTGGTGATGATTAGGATAGGCGGAAAGAGGCCGAGAAAGTTACAGAACTTCTGAGGGTCATGCTTTTGTAGCCACAGCGCGAGACCGGCTGCGATCCAACTCTTACCTTTACCGGTGCCGAGTGGAACAAGAGAGCCATTGAGGTTCTTGTTATACAATACATCAAGCAGTGCGGCGATAGCTTTCTTCTGCTGAGGCTTGAACTCTAGCCCGTTGGGAAGCTTGATGTCGATTGTGCTATAGGTGCGCTTCTCACGAAGCGAGAGTTCTTCCGCGAGACGAAGAGCTTCCTTTTGCTGGCGCGCTGGGGCTTGATTAACCCAGCCCTGAAGGAAGCCGAGCAATGTAGCATAGTCGAGCTTGACTGTTGGGATTACGGCGAGAGAGAGTTCCTTCTGGAGAAAGTCCCAATCAAATGGCTCTCTGCGATACAGATCAGTAAGCTTCTTAGCTTGCGCCCGGGCGGTCGTGAGGGCGGTCTGTTGAAGGCGATCTTCTTTGCTTGTGTATTGAGGTTCCGTTTGGACAGGTTTCTTTATCCCCGAAGGAGTAGCGAATATGTTCATGTTATAGTAGTTTTGAGATCACTTCTTCAGCGTTCTTGAATCCGTATGCGGTTGGGGTTTTGCTGATAAGACTTACGTATTCGCCGAAGACGATACTCTCGGCTGTGGGTTTGTCAAGTTGCACATAGGATCTGTTGATGTTGTCGCGTTGATTAAGCAAGGGCGTTAGCTTTTTCTGCAGAGTAAGCATCTTATCCTCCAGCTGTTGGCGTATCAAGACGTTCTTCTTGGTGGCTTTGTCCATTGCTTTCTTCAGGCGCAGGGATTCTTTGATTGTCTTCTGTTGCAGGGCTTTGTTCATAGTTTAGGATGTTTCTTGTGTCTACGATTTTTAGTACTTCTTCGAGAGGGAAATAGCAGTTGATGTTGTTGAATGCGCCTTTGAGGGCGTCGTTGAGTTGGCGAGATTTGTTAAGATAGATCTCTTCGCCTTGTGAAGTGATCGCGATGGCGACCTCTGTTGCCTTCTGTCTGTTGAAGAGCTTAGCTTTAGCGAGTGCATCACTGATCATCTCTACACGGAGATCTTCTGCTTTCTTCCGGATGTAGGATATGTCAGAGGCAAGGTGGTTTGCACGAAGGATTCTTCTGCGTTCGTCGCTGAGGTTCCAATCGGTGGCATCCCAGATGACAGAGTAAGAGAATCCGTCTTCGTTGATTCTCTGAATATGGAGATGCTCACTTGCGCAGTGAGCCTTAACCCAGTCGGCTGTTTCATTTGTAGCAACAATCGCATGGGCAAGATTATTCCCGCCAGTTCGGCGGATGAAATGCCCTCGCTCTGCATCGACATGACAAGAGCACGATGGGAAGAGCAATCCCCAGAGTTCTTGTGGAGTGATTTCTTGGACGTCTTCATTTTGAGGAGGCATAGACTTTACGGAGATGAGATGGTTGAATACCTAGTTCTGCTCTGTATTTTGCGATTGTGCGCCGGGCGATTGTGTTCTTGAGGAGTGTTACAATGTCCTCATCGCTTAGTGGGCGAGACTTGTCTTCGCATGAGATGATCTCTGCGATTTGATTTTTTATTGAGAGGTTACTTTGCATGGTGTTTTGTTCATGGTTTACGATAGCACTGGTGAAGAAAAATCTTAGTTCATATGTTCCGCGCGGAGTAGAGATGTATTTGTTACAGACGGCTCTGCTCACGGTGGTCTCGTGGATCTCACAGACCGTCGCGATCTGAGCCATCGTGAGCGGCTTGAGATCTTTGATCTGGCCGCTGCGGAAGAAGTCTTGTTGATAGTCTACGATTGCATTAGACACGCGGCCGAGAGTAGACTGGCGCTGCATGATAGATCGAATGAGGAACTTTCCCATCTTTACTTTCTCGCGCACGAACTCCCGCTCGGCGGGCTTGAGCTTGTGGAGATAGCTTAGAACGTGATCGTTGATCTTGTAGACAGGAAGTTTCTCGTTCGGGATATCTATTGTGCCGTCGTCGCGCAGAAAGATCTCTGCGTCTTTTGGCGTGTGCGTTGAAGATGCGAACTCTGAAGCGGGATTATAGTTTAGTTTCGAGAGTTGCTTATAGAGATTCTCTATGGTTGTGAAGGTCTCGTTGTATTTCTTCGCGAGAATAGGGATTTGGCGTCGAGTGAAGAGATCTTCGTCTTGTTGGAGAATTTGATAAGCTAATGAAGAAGGATCTAATTGAAGACATAAGCAATCTGCAAGACTCAAAGCGCCGAGGCCGCGAGGTTCGAGAGTGCGGATAAATCGCAGAGCTTTTCTCTGTTCTGTCGTGAGAATGTCTGGATCATGTAGGAAATATCCTCGCTCGTTAAGAAGAGATATGACAGAGAGATCATGACCCGCGAGAGATAATTCTTTCTCTAAGTATTCTTCTAGTGTCTCATCTCGGCCGGGATTATTCTCTAGCGGATATTGCTCTTTGTATGATGGAACACTATCCGAGAGAGAAGTCCACTGCATATCCGCCGGGAGTTCGGCTTTGTCGTTCTCGTAGGATATGTCTTCTTCTGCTTGATTATTGTCAAGCATCTCGACGCATGGATTGTCGTTGATGAACGACTCCATGATAGATCGCAGGTCACAAAGTGGAGCTTGAAGAAGCGCGAGAGACTGTTGCAGTTGTGGACTCAGTATCAAAGACTGAGTCTGCTGCGTGGAGATAGAAATTTTCATGACGGATAAAGAGGTGGTTGGTTTTATCCTAATAGCGATAGAGCCTAAAGTGTGCCAAGTTTTGGCATATGTTGGATGCCAATACTTGAAACACCTCAAAGAAAAAGCCTCTGTCGGATGTTACTCCAACAGAGGCTTCGTGATTTAGACTTGATTACTTCTTCTCGATCACGGGATCGAGTAGATTGTTGTCTTAGTTTTAGACAGTCTTCTTCTTGGCTTCGCGCTTGGCCTTCGCGCTGGCGAGTTCGTTGGCCTTCGCGAGGAGCTGCGCCAGAGAGGCAATGAGGTTAGCCTGCTTGGCCACGGCGGCATCCTTGTCGGACACGCCGAGAGAGCGAGCAGTGTCGTCGTTCCACTCGCCAGCGAGAGCGAACACAATCGAGCCGATCTCAGAGCGAATGCCTTCGATCTTCTTGAGGACAGACTTTTCGGTCTCACGATCGGCGCTGACGCCGTAGATAAAGGCGGCGAAGTAATCGGGCGTGTTGCCCTTGCTGAGATAGGCTTCAGAGGCGTCTTCGGCGATGTCGAGGAGTTCAGCTTGGACCAAATCAGACAAGGCATTAGAGATGCGCTTCGTTTCAGTGACAGAGCCGTCTTCGTTCTTGACCTTCGTCACGTGCTCCGTCGGGATTTCAGCGAGAGCTTCGCCGCGCTTGATGTAGTACTGGAGGTCAGAAACGGCCAGAATCGGAGACTGGAAAGAGACAACACGCTCCGGAGACTTAGCAGTCTTGCGGACATGACGCTCGTTGGTGGCGAACTGAGGATTGCCGTTGCTGTCGCTCTGGAAGACAGATCCAGCGAAGGAGGCAACGAGTTCGAGGTTCTTAGTGCTCATTTTACTTGTGTTTCTTTTTGTTGGTTTGTTTTATTGGGATGTTTTCGGTTTTACGTTGAACCGCTAACATTATCGCACAGTCACCAACAGGACCGGCAAATCGGATAAAGCTTTTGAAATGCCAACTTTCAAAGAGCTTTCTGAAAAAATAAAACCCACTCAGTGAAGAGTGGGTTGTAATCTGTAATGCGTTAGCGCGGTACGCGCGGGCGTAAGCCCTTATGATTTGTTGACTACGGCCAGAGCGAGAGCGTTCTTTCGGATCTCTCGGATTTGTCGTGCAGCATTAGCAAGATTACGGGCTGCTGAAGAGTCGGG